TATATTTATCCATTAACGCTTTTCTTTTATCTGCTATTCTTTTAGTAAAAAATTTTTGTCTGTAATCAGTTGGTGCACTTGTAATTCTACTCAAAAGAGAAGGTTTCATTTCTTTAACTTGTTTCTTAACTCCTGGTGACTCACCTTTAGTTGATCCTTCATTTCCTCCTGCAGCTATAAAACCTGCACGAACTTCATCTCTATGAGATGTATCCATACCTACAGGTGAACCTCCTGTTTCAGCTTCACTTATATCAGCACCACTATAATATTGACCACCAATCGTTCCATTCAAACTCATGACACCGCCGGGTCCTACGTTAGGTCCATCTTTTAAAGAGTTGTGTAAATCTTTTTTAAGTAATAAATTTTTTTCTGCATCTGTAATATACGCTAATTCTGTTTTAGGATGATCTGGTGCAGACTGCCAATGCTGTGGAACAGTAACCATTTCTCCTCCTTGATATCCCAGTCTCGCGATTCCGCCTTCTTCAAAAGGACTTGACTCCCACCCAGAACTTGCTCTTGTTTCTGTCTTGCCATAATCTCTTGCTTCTCCTTGAGACACTCTTCTTCTAGCTTCTTTATTTGCCTGAGCAGTAACTTGAGCTTGCAGTGCCGCTTGTCTATCTGCTGCAGCTTGTTCTTTAGCCTTTTGTTTTACCTCTTCTTTTCGAATTATTTCTTGAAAGTTTTGTTTTTTATTATTTATTAATTGTTGTTGTTTGAATCGTTTTATTTTTTCTAGTACAAAAGGATCTCTTAAACCTGTTAGATCATCGTCACTGTATTCACCTGTAAAAGGATCTCTTAAACCTGTTAAGTCATAATCGGATTTCGTTGTTAGTACTGTTGGTGCAAAAGGATCTCTCATACCTGTGAACTCATCTTGATAAAAACCTTCACCCTCTCTATCCAATCGTCCTGGTACAAAAGGATCTCTTAAACCTGTTAAGTCATAATCGGATTCCATACGTTTTAGTCCTTGATAACCAGGTCTTCCTGGTCCGGGTTGAACGAGTTGTCCTTGTTGATACCCCAGTCTCGCGATTCCGCCATCAGCCATACCTGATATAGCTTGTTCACGAAATTGTTCAATCGTCATTGGTACAGCTTCTGGATGCATTTCTTGTAATTCAAATACATACTTATCGTATTCATCTTGTAACATAGGATCAACAGAAGCCATTCTCGTATCTCCTCCCATTAATGCTTCTACGTTAATTCCTTTTGCTGTAAGAGTTCGTATTAACCCTTGTAATTCTATTTTTTCTTCTTCTGATAAAGGTATATCTTCTCTAACTTTTTCAAGGAGTTCTAAAACACGATTGTATTCTCCACCGGCAATTTGTTTTGGAGATTTAGGACCTTCGTCACCTGTATAGGTAATGTCCGATGCTCCCGTGTCTAGTGATGATATTCCTGTTCTATCTATAGCCATAATTTTATGTTATTTGTTAAAGGCAGGAATTTCACCTGGGTTTATAATATTACTTTGTTTATACATAGAAATCAAGCCTATGATGTAACGATTCTAGGTTTAATTTCGAGCGCAGACAATACGACATGTAATCTATTTGCCGTTGCTGCGGTTACTTTTATCACTTCACTCTCTGCGACAACGAGTGGTGCAGATAATAATTCCGATGTTCCACTGGCCGATATTGCTTTAACGTTAAAAAGACTGAAAACAGCATCACTGGTATCGGTTATTGTAATTGTTATTGTATCCGCGTTCCCTGAATCTTCGGACACGAGAATAGATTTAATCACAGCTGTTGTTGCCGATGGTACAGTGTACAATGTAGTAGCACTGGTACTCGTTAAATCTACTTTTTTATTTACAAATGTATTAGCCATTATGCCATGAAGAAGCTTTCCGCTTCTGCCTCGTCTTTTAAATCCTGTTGAAAGGATGTGTTTAATTTTTGTACTATACTATCAACGTCCCTAACAAATGATTGTTGTATCTGTTGATCGTATTTTTCTAGGGGTTGTGTTAATGATTGTACTATTCTAGCCATTACCTTCTCCCATCCGCTTGTATATCTAATCTAAAAGTTCCAAGCTTCCAGTGTTGTCCGGTACTTGTATTATCTACCTTTAAAGATATAGCACGTGCGCGTGCTCTTGTATCTATTTTTGTTGTGCTTGTTGTAGTCGTAAAAGGTCCTAATGATGAACTAGATTGTGAATCCGTTGGATAATTCTTTAAGTTTAAAGTCACTCTTGCATCGCCAGTTTGTTGTAAAAAGTCAGGGAGCACTCTTCTAATTTTCATTATATATTCACCATCTCCTCTAAGATCTGCTCCACCACCCTGTGTTCTTGAAATATCAAAATCACCGGACTCTATACTTGCAGAAATTGCTGAAGCTGCACCATCTTTAATAGAATTAACTCCTGTTTCGTGTTCATAGTAAATTGTAACACCATCGGTGTTACCAACTGTAGTGTCACTTGTTGCATCAGCATCATATTCCGTTCCATGAGGCTTGCCAAATATATGCGAGTCTGACCATGCAGATCTTGCCAATGTACTCGTAGTCCATACAGGTCGCTCTGGTGTTGAATCCATATAGTTATAAGTCACTGATCTATTGTTAGATGCAGCACCACTTCCTGGATAGAACCAAGTCACTTCTCCAAATAGGTTATTTAATCCTGCATAAATATGTTGTCTAGGAACTGTGTTAATATCATCGTAAACATAGTCTTCAACAAGACATGCTAATGATTCCAGTTTACCAGTGTACCTGAAGAAACCATTCTCTGACATCCAGTAGGCAGAACCATCTACTTCAACCGCTGCATTCTTTCCAATCAATCCACAGTTCGTTCCAACTTGTTGAAATGAAAATACGAAAGGAGCGCCAACAAATCTCATAATAAATAAAGATGTATCGGTCCAGATGTAAATTGCATCTCGACCTCTAATCGCCGCCACGATCCGTGTTCCGTCGGCCAATCTCTGTGTGCCGGCGGTATTGGTTGCTGATGGAGCGTACGAAGTTGATGCGTTAATTGATTCCTGGTCCGACCATCTTATAAACATGTCGTCCTGAGTTGATGTTGTACCAATAGTTGTCTCCGTTCCAATAAACACTAAGTGCCTATCGGGAGTGGATACTAAAGTTTGTATCGCTGCTGTTGGTGCATTGGCAACAATGGTTGCTCTTGTAGATGTTGCACTATCTGCATCAGAATCCCATTCAAAAGTTGCACCATCAAAGATAGTTGCAATAAGTTTATTTCCAAAATTGTCCAGGGACCAAAGTCCTGGAGCTGTTACAATATCTCCAGTTTGCGATGCACCCCATTTCGTATAATCCGATGCATCGGTAACCGTTGCTCCATCTGAATGCGATGCAGCGGTAGTGTTATCTGATCCTCTGGTTAATCCTGATAAAGTTCCTGTTCCAGTAGCATTGGCTGTATAAGCAATTCGTTCACTATCTATTAAGACAGTTCCTGAAGCAGGCATTGATGCAGAATTATCTAGAACAATACTAGATGACCCTGAAGTTAATGCTCCATCTAGTGTGTCTGTGATTTCTCCAGAAACTGTACCACCCCATTGACCAAGTCCCCAACCAGCTGCTGATTCTTCAACCGCAGGTCCGATTGAATAAAAATATTGAACTCTTATTCCACCAGAAGTGCTGGCTCCTGATCCAGATTCATTAGATCCCATTTCAATTGTAATTGTTGTAGCAGTTGGAACGGTTGCTACCATGAAATTAGTATCATTAAAATTACTAGCACCAAAATTAGAATCGGTAATCGTGCTCCAATTATCCAAACGAATAATATCGTACTTATTAATATTATGAGAAGATGCAAACGTAATCGTGACTGTTGCATCGCCATTTGTTGTTGTAAAAGCGCTTGTTAAAGTTGTTGTACTTTTGATAGGAGTAATGTCATAAAAAATTCCTCCAGAATATACATATAAAAATCTATTTGTACCAAGGGCTGCATACTTAATTCCACTGGCATTAACGAAATGATGGAGTGCCGTGTTTCTTCCTGTAAGAGTAGAATCTCCCAATTGAGCCCAACCTCCTATTTTTTCAGG